CCCCAAGAAATATGGAGAGTTGTCCGAGTGGTCGAAGGTGCAGCACTCGAAATGCTGTAGGCCGAAAGGCCTCCAGGGTTCGAATCCCTGACTCTCCGCCAACTACTCCCTACAACCGAATAGAAAACGTCATACGGAGAAGTACTCAAGTTGGTGACGAGGCGCCCCTGCTAAGGGCGTAGGTCGGGTAACCGGCGCGAGGGTTCGAGTCCCTCCTTCTCCGCCATATTAAAGGACATAGTTTGATACAATCAAATTATGTCCTTTTCCGTTTGGATAGTGTCACACTATCAAACGCAGCAAAATATTCCCAAAACGCCAAAAAAAGCCGCAGGCCCCAGCGGGGAATCCTGCGGCTATAATCATCATTTTTCAGGGGGGATATCAACCTCGCCGCCGTCGCGGAATACCACGCGCAGCCGCCCGTCCGCGAATACTTTGATGTAATCAACGGTTGTATACCAAAGCTCCTCCTCGAATTCGATCACGAGATTTTCCTGCTGTTTGAGGGTTTGCAGGAAGCGGTCGATGTTGGCCTGCTTCATGCGGCGCTCCGCGCGGGCGGCCTCGATCTCAGCCAGCCGCGCTTCGGCGGCCTCGTACCGGGCGACCAGGGCATTGAAGCGGGCGTTGTATTCGTCCTGATCCAGCGGGGCGCGGGCGTTTTCATCCACGGCCTTGCGGGTTAATTCCGTGACGATATCGCGCTCCCCGATTAGCTCGGCGGCCTCCGCATCCAGGGCGGTTGTGTCCGTCAGGGCCGCGAGCACTTCGTCGTAGGCGGCAAAAATGGCCTCCCGGTTATCCAGCCGCTGGTTAAAGGCCGTGATAAACGCCGCCTGGACGCTTTCTTCTTTCACGCTGGCGCTGGTGCATTTCGCGCCCTTTTGACCCCGTTTGTATTTATGATTACACTGCCATACCACCCGGCGATATTGCGAAGTGCTGTGCCAAACGCGCGGGCCGTACAGCCCGCCGCAGTCGGCGCAGAATAGTTTCCCGGACAACGGGTGGGTGCTTATGACCATCTGGCCGGAGGCGGCGCGGCGCTTGAATTCGTGCTGCACAAGCTCAAAAAGTGTAATGTCGATGATGGCGGGATGCGAATTCTCCACGAAATATTGCGGGATTTCGCCTTCGTTAATTTTCGTTTTTTTCGTGAGGAAATCCGTGGTGAAGCCCTTTTGAAGGATGGCATTTCCGGCGTATTTCTCGTTTTGCAGGATAGAAATGATCACGTTCGACCGCCACTGCTTTTTCCCGCCCGGCGTAGGGATGCCCTCGTCGGTGAGCATACTGGCGATATAGCTGGGAGATTTTCCAAAGAGATAAAGGCGATAGATCAGATGCACGATTTCGGCCTCCTCCGGCACGATCACCGGCTGGCCGTCCTCGCCTTTTTCGTAGCCCAGGAATTGCTTGTAAGCCATGCTCACTTTGCCGTCCGAGAACCGCTTACGCCAGCCCCATGTGACGTTCTCGGAGATAGAACGTGCCTCCTCCTGTGCGAGGCTCGACATTATAGTTATGAGCAATTCGCCTTTGCTATCAAAGGTTTGGATGTTTTCTTTCTCGAACCAAACCTCCACCCCGGCCTCCTTGAGTGCGCGGATTGTGACAAGGCTGTCCACGGTATTGCGGGCGAAGCGGCTGACCGATTTCGTAATGATAAGGTCGATCTTCCCTGCCAGGGCGTCCTCGATCATTTGATTGAAACCGTCGCGGTTTTTCGTGCTGGTGGCACTGATGCCCTCGTCGGTATACACGTCGATGAACTCCCACTCCGGGTTCGCCTGGATATAGCTGGTGTAGTATTCGACCTGGGCCGCGTAGGAGGTCTGTTGCTCCTCCTCATTGGTGCTCACCCGCGCATACCCAGCCACCCGGCGCAGCGCGGCATGGCTCATGACGTTGATGGGCAGCTGATGCTTCGCCGGGATCGTTGTGATGATTTTTTGCATGGTCGTCGTCATTGCGCTGCCCTCCATTCGTTGGATTTCTGTCGCGCGGCCTCGCGCATTTCGGGCGTCCAGCTATCGCGGCGGGATGGATGCGCCCATTCAAGCTCCACCTGCCGCCCGTCCTCATACAAAAAAAGAAGCAGGTTCGGGCCGGGCACCTGAATCTCTTTCAGGCCCGCGAACCCTCCTGCTTCTTGGGTCTTGGCGGTTAGGATATCCTCGGGGATCATTTGCGAAGCGCAGTGCGCTTTTCCCAGGGTGTTGTAGGTGCCGCAAATCCAAGTAGATTTTTTATACTTGGGCGCGGAACCCGCGATTTTGTGCCGGTAGGTATTCCCGCAGATCCCGCAGCGAATCAGGCGCGTAAAGCTGTAGCCTTCGGGTGGCGGCGGGGTCGCTGTGTGCCGTGCCGAGCGTCGTTCAAATTCTGCCTGTACCGTCTCGAATGTCGTCAGGTCAATGATTGCCTCGTGGTTGTTTTCGACCAGGTATTGCGGCAGCTGCCCGGTATTTTTTACGCGCTTCTTTGAAAGATGATCCTGGGTGAAGGTCTTTTGCAGCAGCAGATTTCCGGCGTATTTCTCGTTGCGCAGCATTTGCCGCAGGGTATTGACCGAAAATTTCTTGCCCCCGGCAAGCAGTTTCTTCTGGATAGCCAGCACCCCCATGCCGCCCAGGTAGTCGGCAAATATCTGCCTGACAAGCGCGGCCTCCTCGGGGATAATTTCATAGTCTCGGGTGTAGCCGTAGACCTTGCAGGGCGTTGGCAGGCCCTGCTTGAAGTCGTTTCTGATACGCCACTTGCAGTTCTCGCTGGTAGAAAAGCTCTCCTCCTGGGCATAGGATGCCAGCAGGGTCAAGAGCAATTCGCCGTCCGCGCTGAGGGTGTGGATGTTCTGCTCCTCGAAAAATACGTCGATGCCCAGGGCGCGAAGCTCGCGGACGGTTTCGAGGGTGTCCACCGTATTGCGGGCAAAGCGGCTGACCGATTTTGTAATGATCATATCGATCTGCCCGGCCCGGCAATCTGCCAGCAGCCGCTGGAATTCGGGGCGCGAATCCTTCGTGCCGGTGAGGGCCTCGTCGGCATAGGTGCCCGCGTAAATCCACGCGGGATTCCGCTGGATCATCGCGCTGTAGTAGCTCACCTGGGCCGACAGGCTGTGCAGCATGGCGTCCTTGCCGTCGCTGACGCGGGAATAGCCAGCCACGCGGTAGCGCTCCGGGAGCTTGGGAGGCGCTTGGATTTTGGTGATTTTCAATTGTTTTCATCCCTTTCCATGTTTGATGTGGCTGACATCTTACCCTTAAAACCGTTATACATCAAGGGTTCGCGCCCTGAAAAGCGCCGATAAAGGGACAAAATTTGATACGGAATGGCCGCGACGAGCAGCGCCGCCAGAATGATTGCAGGCTTACGCTTCATCGGATTTTTCCTCCTTTTCCTCCTTTTGTTCCGGCTCCAGCAGCTGTTGCAGGGCCTGCTCCGCGCCGAGGATGGCGTTGAGTTGGTACATAGTCTGCTCTTTTTGCTGGGCGAGTTTCGCGAGTTCTGCTTGAATGCGTTCTTCCACGGGATCACCTTCTTTCCAGCGCGGAAACCCGCGCGAGTATTTCTTGCAGCCCCCGCCAGCAGACGGAGGACATGGCGTATAAATTGATGCCGTTCCCGTCCTCGGCCAGGACGCAGGCGGGCGGCGGGTCGTAGCTGTCCACCCGCACCGTGCCCGCGTCGATTTCTCGCAGTATCGCCTCATAGGCATCGGAGATGTACTCCACCACCACCACCGGGACGGCCTTGTCGGCCAGCACGATCCAGGGGGAATTGCCCGGCGCGAAGCCGTCATTTTCGCTGGCGTAGAGCCAGCCGCCGCGCCCGGCGTAAAGAGTGCGCAGTTGATCGGGGAACAGCTCATCATAGACAACGACACCATCGCGCACACCGCAGGTGACCCAATTGATCTCCATGTCGCGGATATAAAACATAGCGTAGGCCCGGTTATTGGTGAGATAAAGCGGCCCACCGGGCGGCGGCGTGAGAGTGTTGATGCCCGCGACCGGGCTGCCGTGGTAGCAAAGCACGATTACACCTCCCTCGCGAAAATCGCCGTATATGTCAACTTCCCTTGTATCCGCTCTGACTTCATCAAATCCACGTGCGGGATTATTTCGCCGAAAGGCTCGATCTTCCAGGGGGCGATGTCAGTTATAACCTCGCGGCCCAGTGTAATATGCGGGCTG